CGGGATATTTTATGCCGCGAGCGGACCATTGGTCCCAGACATCGAACGCCGTTCCACCTGATGCGTGATGCACAGCCATGCCGCAGCGAATCCAAGTCTCATGATCTGTGTCGGCATCGACGTGCGCGAGCATGCCAGCGAGATCGCCGTGGCCAACGTCCATGAACGTGCCGTTGCCCAGATCAGCGCGGTGCCGCTCGGGCTTGCGCAACAGATCGACCAGCTCTTGCGGCGCTGGCTCGATGTCATCGACCGAACCGTATGCGACTTCATAGCGATTGCCTGACGCGTGCAGCGAGCCGGGCCCGACCACATAGCCGCTGCTCTTAAAGTCGATGCCGGGATAATCGGGGTGCTTTTGCACCAGCGCCACCATGTTATCTGGCAGCGAGAAATAATAATGGCGCGACCCGCCGCCCGATCCGGTGTTCACGATCAAGCCCGCTTTTTCCACTGCGGGGTAATCGTTTTTGAGCCGCTCGAATGACGGCACGCCGCCGTTGCGTGCGTCCACGTCGATGACGAGCAGCCCGCGAATCAGAACGCCGAAGCCAGTATCGACCTGACCAGCCAGCTCCATGGTTTCGATCTGCTCTTCGTCCCACACTGGCGTGTGCTGCCAGTTTGACATAAGCGGGTGCTTGTAGGGCGCCTTGCATTCTTTGTTGCCGCACAGGCAATGCCCTTTTTTATCAACGCCGTACAATCCAAAGACGCGGAACCCGGCCCCCCAGAAATCACGATGCAGCATTCTGTCCCCCAAACAGATAGTCGGCCAACGTCTCAAGCGTCTCGATTGCGGGCTTTTTATTCTTGCCAGAAGCGATGCTGCGAATCGTATTCTCGTGGAGCGCCACGAGCCGCGCGACCTTCGACAAATTCCGATCAGCGAGTGCCGCGACCACCCGCTCTCGCAGGTCTTCGTATTGTTTTTGCAGTTGTCTATCCATGTCCACTAGCATCCACCAATATGCGTCTGTGACTTTTGCCACAACCCAGTGTTGACAATCTCACAAGATTCGGCCTATCGTCAAGGCGTTGAAGAGAAGGAGATTGCCAATGAGCATTCTTTCAACGGTCGGCAAACCCGCCGACCGAAGTGTAATCGTCACGATCTGTGGCGACAGCGGCTTGGGTAAAACCACCCTCGCCTGTTCGTTCCCAAAACCCATTGTCATTCGTGCAGAAGATGGTTTGCAGGCGATCCCTGTAGATCGTCGCCCTGACGCGTTTCCTGTCCTGACAGGGCCTGACATGCTTTGGGATCAACTGAAGGCTCTGATCCACGAAGAGCATGAGTACGAGACGCTGGTGATCGACTCGGTCACAGCATTGGAGCGGATGTTCACGCAGTCAGTCGTGGACAGCGATCCGAAGAAGCCGAAGGGCATCCAGCAAGCTTTGGGTGGTTATGGTGCGGGCCGCGATGCGGTTGCCGCCATGCACGCACGCTTGCGCAAGGCAGCTGGCATCCTCGCTGAGAAGCGCGGCATGCACACTGTGTTTGTGGCGCACGCCGACACAAGCCGCATTGAGCCGCCGGATGATGACGCGTACATGCGCTACACTTTGCGCCTGCACGAAAAGAGCATGCCTGCATATGTCGATGACGTTGACGTTGTCGGCTTTCTGAAGCTCGAAACATTCACGACAGGTGATGGCGAGCGCAAGAAGGCGATCTCGGACGGTACACGCGTCCTGATCACGCATGCAACAGCTGCGAACGTCTCTAAAAACCGCTTCGGCATCGTCGAACCAATCACCGTTGAAGCCGGTGTGAACCCTCTTGCCTCGTACATTGGAGCACTCAAATGAGCTTTTGGAATTTGGAAGAAACCTCAACAGGTGAATTTGAAGTTGGTGGCGGCGAAATTGCGCCGATCCCAGCGGACACGCAATGCCTCGCCTCGATTGACGAAGCAAAGTGGGACAACGACCGCGATGGAAATTCGTATGTGTCGCTGCGCTGGAATGTTCTTCAGCCTGCTGAGTACAAGAACCGCAAGGTGTTTCAGAAGCTTTGGGTGCGTGATGATGACCCGCGTGCGAAAGACGCAGGCAAGAAGCGCGACAAGGCAATCCGCATGTTGGGAGCCATTGACCAGAACGCGGGCGGCAAGCTCCGCGCAGCTGGTGTTGAGCCGACAGATGAATCGCTGGGCTTGGCATTGGTGAACAAGCCGATGCTGATCAAGGTGATGGTCTGGAAGATCACTGATGAAGTGACCGGCGAAAACAAATCTGGCAATTGGATCGGCGCGGTGTCACCGCGTTCCAAGACAGCCGCACCAGCTGCTAAGGCCGCACCCGTGAAGACGGAAGACGCGCCTTTCTAAGAGGTCGTGGGCGGTTTCTGGGCCGCCCGCCACGCACCTGAGCAAGTGTAAAAACTGCTCACCCAATTAAAGAAGGAACCAGACCAATGGAAATTGATAAAACCCAAATCAGCCCACGGGTTGCTTATGTGATCCATTGTTATAATTGTGACAATCCAGAGAAGGAAATCAAAAACATAAAAGATTTAGCTGATCGAACAGAAGCAGACCTTCTTCGTATTCCGGGATGCGGTCGCAAAACTTTGAATGAGATCAAAGATTATCTTTTCACCCATGGGCTACAATTGAAACCCAGCGGATTTGATGCGACCTCAAAAAAAAATAACGAGCCCACAACACTGCGTGACGAGTTTGCGATGGCGGCTCTCACAGGGCTTCTTGCCAATCCTAAACTGGCTCCTGCTATCTTAAGAGAAGGTCCAGCGTGGTTTGATGAAAATGCTTTCGCCTATGCCGATGCCATGATGGCTGCACGCACACGATAAAGGAGTAAGATCGATGTTCAGCTTTTTCAAAAAGAAAACCGAAAACAAATTCATCTCGATGTCGAAAGATGAAAAAGCAATCGCCGAAAAATATGGGCTGTCTTTCGACGTGTTCATTGAGATGCGCCGCGAGCTCGCCAATGCAAAACGCTGGGGCCGCCCCCATGGCTCTAAAAACAAAAAGAAGAAATCCAATGTCGCTAAGTGAAGAGCTCATCAACATCGCCGAGGCGCATCCAGACATCCCAGCTCTGGATGATGCCGCCTTCATGCTGGATCATTATGAATCGCGCATTGAGTTGCTTGAGCTCACGATCAAGTTTCTTTTGAGCCAGACATACATCGACCCGCTGAGCGTGGCTGTCATTAAGAGGATGCTGGAGAAATGACCCAAGAAGAATTGGAACACATGAAGCATACGGTTCATGATCTTTGCGGCGCTGTCCTTCGCCTACAGATCGACCTCATGGGGAAGCCTAATTTGCGCGACCAGTTCGCGATGGCGGCGCTGACAGGTCTTATGGTTGTTTCCAATCCAGATAAACATCACACATATGCAAAAGAAGCGTACGAGCTTGCCGATGCCATGATGGAGGCGCGTGGAGCATGATGTTCGCCATAGCAATCATCAACGCTGGCATAGCGTCGATTATGATCGGCGCTCAGACCAATGAAATGTATGGAGGCGGCTTGTTTGCGTCTCTTCTTTCAATCTTTGCAATGATAGAGGCACGCAGATGAGCTGTTACTCCTTCGGCATTGGCGCCTTTGACGCTCTCTTCATCAGCTTTATTGGCCTGTCAGGTTTCATCATGGGCGCGGCTGCGTGCCGGGACATTGAAAAGGTGATTGAAAATGACTGAGCAGCAAGACATATTGACGGTGCATCATGAAGTCGGAAAAATCGTCAGCAAATATGGACCAGAAAGCTCAATTCCAGCGCTGCAAATGATAATTGCTGAGATCATTGTTTGCTTCATTGAAAAGCCGAAGCACCACAAAGCTGTGAAGCTGATCCAGCACGACATAGAAAAAAACATCAAGCACGTTGAAGAACGCTTGAAGACCGCAACCAGAACAACGAGCACAATACAATGATCAGCAAAGACAAAACCTACCGCACCCGCGATGGCCGTGAAGTGCGTATCTATGCGACTGATGGTGATGATTGGTCCCCTATTCATGGGGCGATCCAAACATCAAACCGCTGGTCTGCGTGTGTTTGGCGCAAAGACGGTAGCCGTATTGACCCAGTCATTGAAGACCTTTGCGACCTCATTGAAG